GACCCGTACCAGTGTCACCAGCGACGACGAAAGAAGTCGCTACTTCACCAATTAAACCGTCAACATAAGACTTTGTTACCGCATGCGTATCCGCAGAAGGTGCAGGTACGACAACTGCACCAGTAAAAGTCTTGTTTCCAGAAATTGTTTGCGCGCTGGTCAAAGTCGCAAATGCGCCAGGACCAGCAATCGCCAAGGCGGTACCAGTCCCACCTGCTCCAGCCGTACCTTCTCCATAGTAGAGCGTATCGTCGACTTCGTTGAAGGCCAACTCTGCATTGTGTATTTCTGATGGGGCCCCGGCTGCTCCAGAAGTCCTGCGTCTAATTCTTAATATATTGGCCATGTCTAAAAGTTTCCTCCGTCTACTAAGTTTTCTTCGTCGTAATTCACCCAGACTGCACCGTTGTAACGCAAAATCTGGCCATTATTTACCGAGTTTATAGTAACATCAGTCAAACCATTTAAAACTGATTGATTAGATATATTGTTTTCTGCGGCAATTATTCTGTCTTTCACCGTCAAATGAGAACCCGCCGGATTCACCCCAAGCACAGTTTGTATGGCTTCAAGTGCGTCATTTGCATTGGCGTGTTGCAAATGGTGGGGAACAGTAACCGAATTAAGACTGTCGTTCTCCGTAGGATTAATTAAATTATCTAGAGCGACTGGATACTGTGAGGGCATTTTGTTCCTTTATAGACTTAAAATTTTTCCAGATTCATTATTCCACTGCAGTGATAATAGTAAGGGTTCATTTACTCCAGCGAATGGTAATCCCTCTGATTCGTCAATAAAAAATATTAATCTTGAATCTGCATCAGATGAACCAACTTGATATAAAACGATCGCATCAAATTCCATTCCAGGATATGAGTCCTCTACAACATCTACTGCATCAAGTGTGCCATTTTGGGCCGTAACACCAGTAATATTTGTGGTTCTAAAAACTATAGCTGAAGAAGGAATATCGGATACGTATTGGTTTGTTGAAAAATTTTGAGTATACAAAGATTTTTTAATAAACAAAAGCCTCAACGTTTGACCCGTTAAATCAAGATCTCCTTCTAAAAGTGCCTGCTTAGCCTTAGCGTATACGGTATTAGACATTCTAGATACCTATTTCTTTTGAAGCAGTTATCCTATATTTATATCCAGTCTCAAAATATGTCTTATCTTCAGTATAGAAAACTGGTGTGGCATCATTTGATGGAAAATCAATATATACCTCTGGTTTCCACGAATGCATTTGTATTCTGGTTGTTAGCGTTTCCCATCTAGATGGAGTTCTTTGTATTTTTTTTCTTTGAACTTTAAAATATTTGTTTGTTAAAAAATTTGTTGCGGGGCGCTCATTGAAGGTAATTGTCACCCTTCCGTCTCTATGATCATTATTTATATAAAACGAGCCATTTTTTGGATCAATATCTTTAATGTAAAATTCAGGATTTTTTGCTATTATCTGATAAGAAGTATATGCCTCAACAAGCACAGATTTATCTTCAACATGTATTTCTTCTAGAACAGGGACAACAGCCGAAGAAATGCCAGACGGTGTTGCAGAGTCTTGTTTTGTAAACGCAATCTTTTCTTCTGAAATTACTTCATTGGCTGAATCCAAAAGGCCAACTAATCTTATATAATATTCTTGACCAGAAACAAGAGTTTTATTCCAATAAAGGGTTAGAGTTCTAGAAATAGTATTATAATCAGCTAATGTATTTATTTTTTTAAAGGGATTCTGTACAGATGTTGGAGTAGCTGCAGATGTTTGAACAATAAACTTATCATTTGTTATTGAAGCTATTTTTATAGTTCTACCAAATTTAATTTTTACTCTATCAAGGTTAACAGCTGCATAATCAATTAAATTTAGCGGCACGGTAAACTCCTAAAACATCTACCTAACTAGTAACTAAAAAGACAGAAAAAGATAAGGGGTGGCTTTGCAGCCACCCCAGATCTCTTCCTAGAGTTTCGTAACTATAACGGCTCTAAGGTCTGTCTATCAGAGCGCGCTCGTGATGCTTCTACTGACTTGTACGTCGTAGTTGCGAGCGAGTCTAACATTCTTTGCAACTGTGATACCCTCACCGTCACCGAGCATTACGATGTCATAGCGCTCCTTCATCTTCATCTGACGAATGTCACGCGACGGATCATCGAACTGATCTGTGCTCAAATCGTCTTTAACGAGAAGGGTGCCGACCTCGTTACGGTCGATTAGGAACAGGTCTGACTTGGCTGGCGTTGCACCGCTCTTAGCTGTAAAGCTAACGAAAGGCGAAACGATAACGTTCAAACCCATTGGAGCTGTGGCATTTAGCGCACCCTCCTTAGAGTCTGGACGGTAACCCCAGCTTGTGTTCACTGCAGCTGCAGATCCACCTGCATGGAAGATCGAGTCCTTAAGGAACAACGACCACATAAGCGGGTGCATGATGAAGTCTGTTGGAACATGATTTTCAGCCATCAATACTGCGGACATGTCAACGACGTCATCCCAGGTAACGGTATTGTTGGCTGCGCCATTAATATCGCGACCAGTCGTGTCATCTATGCCTGCCGTATCGTTATCAAAGACGATTGTTGCAGCGTCCTTAAAACGGCTGAGTGCAATCTGCTCCTTAAGACGTGCCATGGCACGACCTGCGGCGCGAACATGCATTCCTACGATGTCCCAAAGTGAGTCAGCAATAACCTCCTCTGTGAAAGCCAGCTTAACACCTTTTTTAGACACCTTGCCCTCGACCTGCTTAGCAAATGCGAGTGCCTGCTCTGGGTATTCTTGTCCTTCTGGTATCTCAGCAGCTTGAATTGCGTTTACCGCTGGGAATTCCAAAGAACGACCCTTGCCAAGACGTACTGTTGAAAGGAGCGGGGTCACTAAAAGCTGTGGTTCGGCTGCCTCTTTCAGAGTACGCGAAATGACCTTAGGGAACAGCGCTGCTGCATCGGAAGATGCAAAGGCCTCCTTGATTGTCACTCTGTTCTCTGAGTCGATGTAACCATCCTCAGCAAATGCGGCTTCCCAAGCTGGGAGACCCGAGAGGAGTTCTTGTATTGTCTTACTCATCTTAGGATCTATCCTCCTGTTGTTGTTTTTTTGTTATTCGTTTAGAGTGTCAGGTTAACGCGGAATGCGCCAATGACGTTTGTAACATCCAAATTGGAACGGATGCCCAACTTGTTCTTAAAGGTGCCTTCACGTGTAATTTCATATACCGTCTTTAAAGCACCTGGATCTGACGGTAACTGCATGTAGGAAAGTAGACCGTCATCAAAGTTTGTTGCAAACTTCTCGACTTCGATTACCTTACCAACCTGCAGCCATGGATAATCGCCAGCGTCTGCGGCAGAAAGTTTTCTTGGACGACCCATGAAATCTGGGGCGATCAAGTCACCTGCTAGAACATCAGCATTGACGTTTGTAACCATTGGGTACTCTACATAACCGTGTGTGATAAAGCCAGCACCTTGCGATGTGCCTTTGTCAAACGGTCTGTAAAGATCATACTGTGCGCAGCCAACTGGGACTGAGCGGGCAGCGACTGCCTGCGTGTCACCAGAAGCACCAGCAACTGGTGTTGCACCAGCTAGTGGGTTCCAACCCGAAATGGTGTCACCCCATGTTACTGAGGCTGAGCTACCGTTAGCTGGAACAAAACGCGAATCGCCACTACCATCTGTTACGACCGAGAGAATTGTGCCCTTCGGAATAACGACTTCGAAACGATCATCTTCTGAATCTGAATACCAAGTTGGAAGTGCAACCGACGGAAGAATGTAGGCCGAAGGTGCGACACCCTCAGAAACTACAAAGCGACCTGCGCCAGTCTTAGTACCTACTTTGCGAAACTTCGCTAAGCTCATGTTATTATCTCCTTGTTTTTAGAGTTTCTTGCGACCCATCAAAGCATCGACGAGAAGGTCTTCAAATACGGTCTCTGCTGTATTCTCTTCCTTCTTTTCATCTGCTCCAACTTCTGGATCAATTGTCAATACGTTTTGCTCTTTGTTGGAAACTACTTCGCTATCAACTGTAATGTCAACAAATTCTTTGGTTTTTGCTACATTCATTATTGGAAGCTTAGCCATGTCCCTTAAAGAATCGGCGAGTGAGGTAGCTGTTCTCTTCATGTGATCTTCAATGAAAGATTCCCTATCCTCTGCCGACTCAATACCGAGTGC